GCACGCCGGGGCCACGAGTAGCGTGCAGAACACATTGCCAGATCTGTCGCTGCAGCCGATCCACTACAAGCCGCCTGTCGAAGCCACGCTGCTTTTCCAACCGGATGAGAAGCGCGTCGAGGTCTTCGCCCAAGAATCGGCCGAACGGCCGCTTATCGCGGCTGCGTTCGCTGAGGTCGCGACCGGATCAGACCTGTCGGATCGACCGATGTCGCTGCGGCAGTACAACCTGGAGCGCTTCTACCGCTCTCTGCACTTGTCACTGGCGCAGGTCGAGAGCCTCGGCATCCTTGATGTGCGTGTCGTCGAAGCGGAGGCCCGACCGCAGAACCTCAAGCGCCGCGTGGTGGTCAAGGTCGACAAGGACGACGACATCGAGACCGCCGCGCACGCCATGCTCGGCGATAACAACATCTTCAGGCGGGCGGCTTTGATCAGCCGGGTGGTGATCAACATGCGGTTCCAGCGAGAGGGCAAGGAAGTGAATCTTCCGATCACGCTGAGTTCGCCCAACCGCTGCAATCTGGCAAGTCGCCAGGACCCGCGCGACCGTGAACTGGGCTACGCGGTGCTGGAAGCATTCGGCATCGTCCGATCGGTCGCGCCGCTGGATGCCGCCAATGAGGGCCGACAGTTCGGCGCAATGCTGCGCTTGTACGAATCTGATGATGCCGACGTCACCCGTGCCGAGCTTGCCGGTTGGGGCGCAGACGTCGATGTTCTGCGCGCGGGCGGATTCCTCGTCCCCAAATCTCGTGCCTCCTCCGTGACGCGTCTGCGCGATGACGGGACCGCGTTCCAGGCGCAAGTTCGATCGTTGGATGGTCGGCTCGTGTACGACGACCCGGACACCGGCCACTCGAATACGGTCGAGCCCGCCGAGGTCGAACGTTTCGACATCAAGCGCGACTGGTTGACTGAGCGGATCGTCAAAGGGCTTCGCGGTGCGATGCGCATGGGACGCACGCCGCGGTCGGGCGGCCCCGTGATCAAGCTCGGCACGCTTGTGAACGGCAACGAGGAAGTTCCAGTTCATCTGGCTCGCCGTCTTGATCGGATGGATGCCATCGCAGCGGTGGACAGCAGCCTGCGTGGCGACGGCCAGGCCGGCTGGGGCGTGGTGCTGACGGCCACTGAGACGTGTCCCGAGTTCCTCGGCGCTAACGTCGTTGTGCAGATCGGAGACGTCCTCGTCGCGGGCGTGGACGGGGCCACCGTCGATCAGCCACGGCTGATGCAGATCCTGCGCGACGGGCGGCAGCGTGCCGCCGCGGCTGCCCTTCCCGAACTGCGAGTCACGTGCGACATCGTGGGCAAGGAGACCGCGACGCTCATCATCCCGGGCAAGCTGCCATTCTCACTTGTCGGCGGCAAGCAGGTGTTGGTAGTGGATCGTTTGCTGAAGGCGTACCTCGCGGGCAACCCAATCGTGACGGGAGGCGCGCTCTTCGAAGGCATGGCCACCAAGTCGCCTGGCGCGCTATTCAGCGGTGAAACGTGGAAGCAGTACATCGGCCACCCACCCGATAGATCGCGTGGTTGGATATTGCTGGTCTGACCGTCGCTCTCTGGCATCGTCAACGCGGGCTGCCTTCTGGCAGCCCGTTTTGCTTTTGGTGACCTACGTTCGACCTACAGAACATCGGCGGACGACCTACAGATCGATTCGAAGAATGAGACGTGCCCTTTCACTACACAGGAGCACATCTCGTGAATCACGGAGTCCCATCTGTTCAGACGCGCCGCGCAGCGGCTCGTTGGACGCAATCCGAGGGCGAAGTCCGCCTTGCCCTCAACGAACATGAACTTGCCGCCCGATGGGGGCTGTCGGTCAAGACCCTGCGCCGCTGGCGCCAGGAGCAGCTCGGCCCGGTCTTCTGCAAGCTCGGCGCCCGCGTCACCTACCTGATCTCCGACATCGAAGCCTTCGAGCGGCGCGTCTCGCGCTACTCGACCTTCGCGCGGGCGTACCAGTGAGGGAGGCGGCCATGAGCAATCTGACCCTCCTCCCCGCTGACATCGCTGCGATGTCGGTCGGCCAGTTGGCTGCGCTGCGCCCTGAGCAGAAGGCCGAACTGTCCCGCAACCTCGACGAAGCGCTCGACTGGCTGAAAAAGGCCCGTGCCAAGTTCGATGCGGCTCTCGACGCCGCCTACGGGGAGCAGACGCGTAGCGCGCGCCAGAAGGCCGGCAAGGACTTCGGCGTCATCCATCTGGCCGACGGTCCGCTGCGCGTCACCGTGGACCAGCCCAAGCGCGTGTCCTGGGACCAGGCGCAGCTCGCGGCCATCGCACAGCGCATCGCGGCTTCCGGCGAGCGCATCGAGGACTTCCTGGACGTCGAGTTCTCCGTCTCGGAGGCCCGTTTCAACAACTGGCCGACCGCGCTGCGCGAGCAGTTCGAGGCCGCCCGCACTGTCAAACCCGGCAAGCCTTCGTTCCGGCTCGCCCTCGTCTCGGAGGACTGACCATGAGCATCGAACTGATCCCGTTCGACTTCGAGGGCCGACAGGTCCGAGTCGTCACCAACACGCAGGGCGAGCCGCTGTTCGTCGCGGCCGACGTTCTGGCGGTGCTGACGCTGGACCGCAAGGCTCTCGAACGTCTCGATGACGACGAGAAGGGTGTGAATTCGATTCACACCCCTGGTGGCGCCCAGGAAATGACCGTCGTGAACGAGCCCGGCCTCTACAGCCTCGTGCTCGGTAGCCGTAAGCCGGAGGCCAAACGCTTCAAGCGGTGGGTCACGCACGATGTGCTGCCCGCGATCCGCAAGACCGGGGCCTACGCCGCTGCTGGCTCGCTTCCGGTGCTCCCCGCGCCGACGCAGGACCGTGTCTCATCGATCCTGCTGATCGGTGAAGCAGTCGCCAAGGTGCCCGGCGTCAAGGCCGGCATCGCGATGGCCGCGACGCTCACCTGCATCCAAGAGAACACCGGCCTCGCCGTCGAGACGCTACGCCGTGCGCTGCCGGCCGCCAACGAGCCTGTCTGCTCGCTCAACGCCACCCAGCTCGGCAAGCTGATCAACCGCTCGGCCAAGGCGACGAACCAGCTGCTGGCCAGCACCGACCTGCAGTTCCGCAACGACCGCGACGAATGGGAGTTGACCGAGGCGGGAGAGGCCTGGGCCGAGGCCATGCCGTTCTCGCGCAACGGCCACAGCGGGTACCAGATCCTCTGGAACCCTGCCGTCGCCGAACTGCTGAAGGAGGTGGCGTGATGGCCCTTCCCATCATCACCGCCGATCAGCGGCTGCGCGAGAAGAAGGGCGTCAAGCTGGTGCTGCTCGGCAAGAGCGGTATCGGCAAGACCACCCAGCTCAAGACCCTCCCCGAAGCCTCGACCTTGTTCGTTGATCTGGAGGCCGGCGACCTCGCGGTGAAGGACTGGCGCGGCGACTGCGTGCGGCCGACCACCTGGCCCGAGTTCCGCGACCTGGTCGTGTTCCTGGCTGGCCCGAACCCGGCGTTGCCGGCCGAGGCGCCGTTCTCGGATGCGCACTACCGGCACGTGTGCGAGCGCTATGGCGATCCGGTGCAACTGGCGAAGTACGACACCTACTTCGTCGACAGCATCACCGTGCTCGCGCGGCTCGCGCTGATCTGGGCCAAGACTCAGCCGCAAGCCATCTCGGACCGCACCGGCAAGCCCGACACGCGCGGCGCCTACGGCTTGCTCGGCACCGAGATGCTGACCGCGCTAACGCACCTTCAGCACGCGCGCGGCAAGCACGTCGTCTTCGTCGCCATCCTTGACGAGCGTGTCGACGACTTCAACCGCAAGGTGTTCGTCCCGCAGATCGAGGGTGCCAAGACGGCGGCCGAGCTGCCCGGAATCGTCGACGAGGTCGTGACGCTGGCCGAGATCAAGGCCGAGGACGGCAATCCCTACCGCGCCTTCGTCACCCACACCCTGAATCCCTACGGCTACCCGGCCAAGGACCGCTCCGGCCAGCTCGACCTGCTGGAGCCGCCCGACCTCCGCGCGCTGATCGCCAAGTGCGCCGCCGCCACCCAACACCCCATCTCCAAGGAGTAAGCCATGTCCGCATGGAACGATTTCAACGACGCCGAACAGCAGCAGCACTTCGACCTGATCCCGAAGGGCACGGTCGCCAAGGTGCGCATGACGATCAAGCCCGGTGGTCACGACGATGCCGCCCAGGGTTGGACCGGTGGCTACGCCACCCAGAGCTTCGAGACCGGATCGGTCTACCTGGCCTGTGAGTTCGTCGTGCTTGAGGGTGAGTACGCGCGGCGCAAGCTGTGGTCCAACATCGGCTTGCACAGTCCGAAGGGGCCGGCGTGGGCCAATATGGGGCGGACCTTCCTCCGTGCCGCGCTCAACAGCGCGCGCAACGTTCGCCCGCAGGACAACTCGCCCCAGGCCGCGGCCGCCCGCCGCATTCAGGGCTTCCACGAGCTCGACGGTCTGGAGTTCGTCGCGCGCATCGACGTCGAGAAGGACGGCCGCGGCGAACTGCGCAACGTCGTGAAGATGGCCGTCGAGCCCGACCAGCCTGACTACCCGCAGGCCGCCGGTGGCGCGCCCGGCGCTGCCGTGCCCACCGCGCAGCCCCGTGTCTCCGCCCCGGCGCCGCAAGCCGCGCGTCCTGCCATCCCGGGCAAGCCCGCCTGGGCTCAGTAAGGGGGACGCGTGAAATGCTGGGTCTGCAAACGTCAGGCCCGGGGATTCGGCCACACCGACAACCGGCACGGTGTGGGCGATCCTCGGCGCTATCCTATCGACTGGGTCTTCTGCTCGCGTCGCTGCCAGGACGCGTTCCATGCGCTGTACGGCAACTGGCTGCGGGTACGGGAAGGACGCACAGACATCAAGGGGGTCGCCATGATCGATCCGTCTGATGTCGAGCTGGCCGCCATGAAGAGGTGCCTCAAGGCCTTCGGCGAAGCGGCGAGCGAGATCGGCTTCACCAAGCCGCTGGGCGAATACTCCGAGGCCGAGGCGCTGCAGGTGATCGACGCCATCGTCACCTGCTACACGGACGCGATGGTCGAGCATCACGAGGCGAGCAAGTTCCCGCCCGTGCGCGGCATGCCGCCGACACCCGATCCGCTGGCGAGCCCCTTTTCCGATATGGAGGACGACTTGCCTTGGGCGGTCGCCGAAGGGGGGAAGTCATGATCGACTTCAACTCCTCGGCCAGCCTGTCGGGGCAGGTCACCGCTCTCGTGGACGCGGGCATGCAGCACGCCCGCGCTCGGCAGACACCGCGTGGCTACCTTGGCGGATCGCGCCTGGGCATGGCGTGCGAGCGCGCGCTGCAGTACGAGTTCGCACAAGCCCCGGTTGATCCGGGACGTGATCCCGATGGACGGCTGCTTCGCATCTTCGAACGCGGCCACGTCATTGAAGACAGCGCGTTGGCCTGGCTGCGCGACGCCGGCTTCGATCTGCGCACGCGCAAAGCCAACGGCGAGCAGTTTGGCTTCGTCGCCGTCGATGGACGACTGCAAGGGCACGTCGACGGTGTGATCGTCGACGGTCCGGATCTGGGGCATGGCTGCGGATACCCGGCGCTCTGGGAGAACAAGTGCCTCGGCTCGAAGTCCTGGCGGGAGCTCGAGAAGAACCGCCTGGCCGTTGCCAAGCCAATCTACGCGGCCCAGGTCGCCGTCTACCAGGCCTATCTCGAACTGCACGAGCACCCTGCGCTCTTCACGGCGATCAACGCCGACACGATGGAGATCTACGCGGAGCTGGTGCCCTTCGATGCCGCGCTGGCGCAGCGCATGTCGGACCGCGCGGTCAAGGTGATCTCGGCGACCGACTCGGGCGAGCTGCTGCCGCGTGGCGTC